CTGGCTTCTTGCTGTATCCCTTCATTTATTCACCCCCTTTACGCTGGTACTCGCCGAATTAGGCTAGCCTGTAAATTAGGCTCTCCTTGTTGAGTTAGACTTGCCAAAAGTGACTGAACATCAGGGCGACCACCGGGCGCAATTTGACCTGCTGCCACGCCGACCATCCGACCACTTGGACTTAATCCAGCGGGGAGTTGTTGCCCAGCACCCGCAGGACCCTCAACTGGCATGCCATCAGGACTTACTGTTTCAGGAGTCATGCCCGCAGGTGTGGGAACCTCAGGTTGTCTGAACGCATCTGCCACAGCAACTTCAATAGAAGTTCCCTTTTGGCGTGCGTTTATGACTGATGATAAAGCAACTAAGATTTCAGTTGGGTTTTGTCCTTGGGATGCAAGGGCTGGAATAGCCTGAGCATAGGAAGCAATCGCTTGCTTCATTGCATCACGAAGTTCCTCGGTATCAACCTTGGCTTCCTCTTGTGTTGCATTAAATGAAAATGGCATTTGTCTGCGTAGGAAATCACGGGAAATCAATTTATCTCCGCGAGCCTGCAATCCAAATACCAAAGCACGGTTAGGGTCAAGTCCTGCCATCAATCCGTACTGAACATCTACGGTGTAGTCACCATCAATGTCGCGGGTTGGGCGATACTTGATTGAGTAAGGGGTTCCATGATAGTTACCCTTTAATTCTTTTTCGGTATTACCAAATACCATTTCGTCAACCTTGAAGCAGATGCCAACAAGTTCAACAAAGGCACGGGCAAACATAGAGTGTGCGGTTTTGATTTGTGTATCAAAGCCGGACATAAGAGCCTGAACACCACGACCAGTAACGATTGAAGCATCAAGGTTACCTGTACGGCTTTCAGGATAACGAGAACCTAAACGCAGTTCTTGTTCAAGAACTCCCTGTTGAGCAAAAGCGCCTGCTGGTATTTCAAGTGGGACTCTACGAATTTCATTAGGCTTCTGTGAGCGCATAATTGCATCAGGTCCAAGAGCCAACTCCTGTACATCAGTAGGCATAGCGATTGGTGCTTGTACTGCCTTGGTCGCTGCCTCTAGGGAAAGCAAGGCGTAGCGTGCTTTAGCAACTTGAACTGCTAGCACATCATCAAATTGACCACGGGATTGGTCGTCAATAGATGGTCGTTGAACAACCCTAATCATTACTTCACCGATTGGGTTTACTGCACGGTCAAGAATTAGGTTGTTACGGTTTGGAATAAACAAAACATCTTGGTCTTTATCGTGATAACGGACCACTTCCATCATGTCTGACGGATTATCTTTAGAATAAATCAAGTTTGCCAACTCAGGGTATTGACCCATAAGTTCAGTAGTTGGCTTCATAATGCGTTGATAGAATTTAACTACACGACCAAAACGGTCCATGACTGGGTATGAACCAATGGAGTCAAAGAAACGGATGCGTGGCATCTTGTCCTTAACATCAATTTCTACCTGTGCTGCTACGAAACCATAAGTTACATAACGGTCAGCAGCATTGAACATCTGAGCCTGTAAGTTTGAATAGTCAATGTAGCCATTAACAATCTCACCACGCTTATCAGCCTTCTTGCGGGCTGCCTCAGATACCATGGTTGTTGAATTACAATTAAATGCTGGTAGTGGTGCAATAACTTCTGCCAAGTCACGGGCAGCAATGTCCACCATGTTTGCAACAATAGGGTTCTCAAACGGACCATCAGGGAATAAGTCAGGGAAAACATCTCGCATCTTGCCTTGGCGAACAAGTAGCACATTGTACATACGAGTATCGCGGTCAGCGTATGCACGGCGATAGCGGTCAAACCCGCTAGTGATTTCCTCAATGGAAAGCGCCATGCTCACCTCTTTCGTTTAGTTTGTGTAAAGCAGTTCATCTAGTGAAATGTTTACTTGGTTACTTTGGTCGTATCGTGTATGGAACATGTTTTGACGGCTATGCGAACGAGCAAAGTTATTTGCTGATGCAAGGCGGTCACGGCATGCAAGTTCTGCAAACCAAAATGCCATCACGCAGTCTTTCTTTTGTGATTTAGGAGAGTCGGGATACCAAGTAACCAACTGCTCTATCAAAGCCTTTAATCCCTCGGAAGCATGAGTAGAAGGAAACTCAATAAGAGCAATGCCTTCATCATGTCCGTGGAATAAGGTCGTCAAAGAAGCGACTCCGAAATCGGTGTCCCATTTATTTTGTCCTGTGTGATGTTCCCGTAGAACCGCACCCCTTGACGAAAGGTATTCTCGTACTTCACGGTCCTGAGTGAGCATTGTCTGAAAAGCGTTCTTTTCAATACGCCACTCAGAAATGTTGTACTTATCAGTCCAGTCTTTAATCAAACTTCTAATCTCATCAGGTAACATACCTGCCACATTGGATACATCTATCAGGTATCTCTTTTGTGTTGAGATGTCTAAACCAATAGCAACGGCAGCAGAATAACCAGCACCTGCTGGGTCAAAACCTGCAACGACAATTAAGCCATCCATGCCTTGGGGTCTAACACCGGGCATACCTTTAGGTATTCTGCCAATGTTACGACCTGCGTTAATTACACCTTTAACAGCATCCGAAGGAAAAGCCGAGTCCTCATGTACTTGCTGTTGTTGATAAACCATTGCCCAAAGATTTGGGGACATACGCCCACGCTTCTTGGATAATGCTTCACCAGTCCATTTATCGTAAAGTCCGTTTTCGTCAGGTACACCTTTACCCGACACAGGGGGCATGTTTGTTTTTGCCCATAGAGTTACCCAGTCTTTTGAGTTGTCGGCAAATTCTAATACCGCAGGCTGAGCAAAATAAGTCCAAGGAGAAGTTTCATCAGGGTAGCGCATAGGGTCCCTGAGTTCTGAATACAAGTCTTTAGGTCGTAGGCGTGTACCTACAACAAGAAGTTTACCCCCGTCATTATCAATACGGGACATAACTTCGGACTGTATCCAGTCAATTTGTTTTTCGTACTCATGGGCGTTGGTATGGTCAACACAGTCATCCATGATAATTAAATCTGCACGGGAACCGTAGATGTGACCACGGATACCGATAGCCTGAACGGTAGGGTCTTTTTCACCTGAGTCACGGGCATCAGCCGATAGGTAAATCAAATCTTGTTTCCAAGAGTCTGAGTTCTTTTCAAAACCACCAGCAGGTCCAAAGGCTAGATGAAGGTCTTGATACCTAGGATGGGTCAAACGGTTCTTAATAGAAAGAAGGAACTTCTGAGCCATTGCCTGAGTCTTAGAAACAATCATTATGCGGATGTTTGGATTTTGGCAAATACGATAAACCGCATAGTTGACCGTAATGGTCGTACTCTTAGCATGCTCAGGTGGGGTATTTACAATAAGTAAATCAGGCGCACCCGGTTCATAGATTATGGATGGGTGGACTTCCTGCGGAACTCGACCCTCTAGTAAGTCTATCCAATGCTTTTGGTGCGTAAAGACTTGTGTGCCGAGATACTTCTCGGAAAATTCGGGAAATGGTGGGACTTCTTTAGTCGGACCACCTATTTCACCCCTTGCGGTCATAGACCGTATCTTGTCTATTGCTAGAGCAAAGTCGGGGTCGGTCTTACGGTAATACTCGTAAGTCTTGATACTTCTGCCTACGGCATCACATGCCTTTTGGACAGAGTACCCCTGTATTAAAAAATCAATGATTTGCTTCTTAACTGCATCAGAAACATGCGAAGCAGAAGTCGTGCGTTTTCTTTCCATAGCGTTTCTCCAAGACCGATTGTGGTGAGTCTTGGGCTAAAACTCACTTATCCTAACCGAAGGCATAAGCCGTAGGTTAGGGGTATGCCTAGGGAAACCCGATAGGGGTTTCCTGCTTATGCGTGAAAGGCTGCATAGATTACGCCTTTCACTTACTAATAGGTGTCCAATGGCATGTAATTGGACACAAATGTTTAAACTTTTTTTCCGTAGGCAGCGTAATTGCCCCCAAATGGGGCAAAAGTGCTGGTCAGCCCCCCATTTTCAGGGCTAGCAAAGTTATGTGTGTGGATACACACATACACATACGCAGCGATTTTAATAATGCTGGGGTCAAATGACCCCTTCACTCGCTGGCTTTTTGTTTAAACGCAGCAGGCTGCACACGCAGCGGGCTGGCAGCGCTAGGGATGGCGCAGCGCTGGCACGGCTTGTTGCTGCTACTAGCGCACACCACACAACAAGGCAGGGCAGGGCAGGCAGGGCAGGCGCTGGCAATCGCAGCGCAGGCAGGGCAATCCAGCACGGGCAATGGCATCTCAAATAGTGAGATGTTTTGTCTCAAAAAAAAATTTAAAGTTTTTTGCAAAATGGTGTTGACCTTTCAAAAATTGTGTGCCTATAATCGGATAGTGGTTTAAACAACTGGGTTTAAACCCTAGACTGGAAAGGCAAAACAAATGAACCGTGAACAATGGTTACAAAAATTGGCAGCATCAGCGTTGCCAAAAATCAGCAGCAGATTAGACATGGCAGATGAGGAACCTGCCGTGAAATTGTCTTGTGGGTTCCCAGCCCAGCAAGGCAAAAGAAATCAGGTCGGCGCTCAACTCATCCCACCAGCAGCATCAGATGAGTTCAACGCAGAAATTTTTGTTTCACCAACAATCGCTGAGAAATCAGCCGTTATCGGTTTGGTGATGCCGTTGCTGGTTGCTGCTGCAACTGGTGATTTCAAGCAGGGCAGGGATTACAAGGCAGCCCTAAGCCGTGTCGGTTTAAACGGCTCAACGCTGCCACAATGGGCAGCGACAATCGCTGAGCGCATGCCTGATTATCCACACGCTGCAATCACAATCCCTGACCGCAAAAAACAAACAACCCGCTTGATTAAGGTTGCTTGTTTAAACGACAACTACATCTGCCGTGTTAGCCGTGCAACCGTGGACAACCACGGCTGCCCTATCTGCCCAGCATGCAACGCAGAAATGGTGGTGTGCTAATCATGGCTACCACCTACGGCATAGAACTAGAAATGAGCAGCCTTTCAATCGGCAGCGCTCAAACCCTGCTTAACCGTGCTGGCTTGAATTGGTCGGTTAAGCCTGATGGAACCCGTGGCGTATCTGCTGAGGCGGTTTCACCAATCCTAGGTTCAGACACCTTGAACCAATGCACAACCGCTGCCCGTGCGCTGGCTGCTGCTGGTGCTACGGTCAACAAGCAAACTGGCTACCATGTCCACTTAGGCGTTGAGCATTACGGTTTAAACGGTATTGCCAACCTTGTTGTGAACTGGGCTGCTGCTCACGACACAATCGGTGCGCTGGTTGCACCATCCCGTTTAAACAACGGGTTCTGCCGACCAATCAGCCTGCTTGATGCTGAGCGCAACGCAGAAATGGTCAGAAATGGTCAGGTTCACAATGTCGGCGGTGGTCGCTACTACTCACTCAATCTAGCCAGTTATGACCGCCACGGCACGGTTGAAATCCGCCTACACCACGGCACACTTAACGGCAGCAAAATCAAGGCATGGGCAGAATTTTGCAACGCCATGGCTGAGGCTGCTAAGGCAGGTATCGTGCTTGAACCAGCCGACCACGCTGGCAACAATCCCGCTGCCCGTTTAAACAACCTTGCAGATTTATTGCGTGGGTTGGTTGGCAATGAGTATCTAAGCCAAAAGACCGCAACCTACCTTAACGGCAGGGCTGAGGAACTAGCAGCCCGCCAATAGGCGGGCAGGGCTGACGGGATAGCCGTTGACTGGGTGCAATTCCCAGCAGCCCACTAACGGTTAGCAAAATCTGCTGACCGTTTAAACGAAAGGACTGGAACCATGGCACTATCAAAAAAAATAATGGCTGAATTGCGCGACCAAGCAAATCAGATACTTTATTTTGAAGCATCAATGGCTAATGAAACCCAAGCCCAAAAGTTAATAACTGAACGGCTTGTTGAAATCTACCAAGCAGGCATGAAGGCAGGTGTTTAAACATGAAACTAACTAATCGTGGTTGGTTTGTTGCAGGTTTTGTATCTGCCCTGCTGCTATTAGGTTTGGTTGAAATTTCAACTAACTTATGGTGGACAGAAAACGGATACTGCTGGGGAGAAATGTTGGAGTGTTTAAACAATGAGTGATGACCGCGACAGCCTTATCACGACAGCCCCATTATTTATTGTGCATGGTGTTGACCCCAGCGGGCGCAAGTTCGCTGGGCTATACACCGAACAAGATGCACGGTATCTAAACCAACTAGACCCCCGTTTAAACAAGGTGTTTGAACGAACAACGGGTCGCGTGGTAAACTTCACTTAATAACATCAACGAAAGGACTGGAAAAAATTATGTGTGGAATTGCAGGCTATTGCCTTAACCCTAAAGAACATCAACGCGCCAGCGTTGCTGACCTTGCAGGTCAGATGCTGCTGGACATTGAACACCGTGGACAACATGCCACGGGCAGCGCATGGATTAACCCTGCCAACGGCAACCGTGTAATCCTAAAGGCTGCTATCCCAGCGACCAAGTTCGTGCAATACAACAAAGACCTATGCCGAAATGCACAGACCGCAATTCTGCATACCCGCTGGGCTACACAAGGCGACCCAAAGGATAACAACAACAACCATCCCATCCCCCGTGGCAAGATTGTGTTAACGCACAACGGACACATCAGCAACGACAGGGAGTTGTTTAAACAGTTGAAGGTTGCACGCAACGGCAAGGTTGACTCAGAAGCCGTGGCTGCATTGCTGGGATTATCTGCCCAACATCCAACCGAATTGCTGCCCACTATCCAAGGCACAGCAGCGCTGGCATGGATTGAACAAGGCGCATCTAATCTGCTGCACCTTGCACGGGTTAACTCATCCCCATTGTGGATTGGTCAGACCAAGCGTGGCTCATTGGTTTACGGTTCAACCTTAGACACCGTAGAAAATGCAGCCACTATGTTAGATACACGCCTTGACTGGACATACGAAGCCAACGAAGGCGAGTATTTTAAAGTTAAAGATGGCGTGATTGTGGAGTGGGAGATGTTTAAACCATACCGAAACTCTTTCACCTACGATTGGCGCAACATGGCGTTTGATGATGATGATGAGTGGAACGAAATCACAGAACACAGCATGCTGAACTACTAAACAGCGATACCAAGATAGCCCCGTCAGAAATGGCGGGGTTATTTTTTTGTGTAAAAGTTGTGGATAATTAAAGTGTTTAAACAGATGTCCTATTTGCCCCGCTTTTGTTTTGCTTTAGCAAAACAAAAGTGAGTCTAGCACATGGCACAAGCCAAGTGTTTAAACGCGTGTCGTATTCCAACTAGGTGGCGGTGGCGGTGGTGGTGGCATGGTAAATGTTTAAACGCTTACCAGTTAGCAAAGCCGGGGTGAGAGTGCTAATAATGTTTAAACAAAGATAACAAAATTGTTATGAATTTTTTTTAAATGTGCTTGACTTAACACGAATACGGCATGAGATAATTTATAGACCAACTAACAGAAAGGCTGGACATGTTTACAGATGAACAAGTGGAAGCCATGTGGAAACAGGGCGACAATAAGAAACCCTATCTACTGGTTCTCTACAACAAAGCAACAAAGAAAGAGTGGGAACCACAGACTTTCTATGCAGAAAGTTTAAAGCAAGCAAAGGCGCTAGCCATTGAGTGGCAAGTGCGTTTTTGTGGGCAGCAAATGCGAGTGCAAACAGTTCAGGAAAGTGTTTAAACATGGCTAAAATAAAAGTGCAAAAGCACAACCACATTGACCGAGTATGGACAAAGGACATCACCTTTACATACGAAGGTGAGGAATACTATGTTCATCTCCTATGGGATGAACGAGAAGGCTACAAAATGTGGTGGTTTAAAGATGAGAACCATGCTGAATACAATCTTGAACCTGAGTGGGTTCCAACTTATCAACCCAAAGAAGGGGATGATGGACACTATAACTTAGCAATCCAACTGGATGCCCTATGTATAGACAAAGGCGAAGGCAGGGTTGTTAACCACATACAGGACATGTTAGATGAACATGACCGTTTAAACGCAATGGAACTGGAGTAAACATGACCGTTCAAGTATTTGAAAATGGCGTGTTGATTTGGTACGACACCGCTAATAAGTTAGATGGAGTGCTAAGCACAGTCAGTAATCTTGCTTACTTCCATCCGCAAGATAATGCAATCGCAATCGTTGCAGCACAGGCGAAAGCGATAAGAACAGAAATCAACACAGCCGTTGAAGGTCAATGGTCAAAGATGCATACGAAGGGAAGGGTTTAAACATGGGTAGTCATCCAGCAACCAAGGGTGTTGTCCTTTATCCTGATGGCACATACGCACGCAGGGTATTTGACTCACTAGAAAAAATGCAAGAGAGCGTAGGCGGACTTATTGAAATCATGCGTTTGCCTAACGCAACTGCATACATAAATGAAGAAGGTAAACTGCACGACCTTGACTTCAACAACAACGCAACCTTGTTGTGCCTATTGGCTGGCAACATCACCTATTGGGACAACATCAAAGGCAACATGATTATTGTTGGCACAGATGATGGTGAAGGATACGATACCGACATCAGCCAGCATTGGCTTGAAACAGTAGAAAACTTTTGGACAGCAAGAGAACTACATGAGTGGGAGAAGGCAGCATGAAACATGAGAAACCTAATTACCAACCGCAACTCAAAGAAACATCAAAGCCAAGCCGACAAATGAGAAGGCGTAAGTTTAAACGCAGCAACCTGACTACCCGTGGAGTTAAAACGGTAGCAGCAACAGCGTTTGCATTAGGCTTACTCGTTGGCTACCAAGCAGCACCAAGTAAAGCCATCTCATCAGCCACCCCACCGCAGCCAGCGGTTGGGTTGGTTGCTTATCACACTAACGATTACCAATTACATGCCATCAATCTACTTATGCAACGCAATCAAGTAGAACAATGGTCGTGTTTGTGGGCGTTGTGGACTGCCGAAAGTAATTGGCGCAGCGCAGCACATAACAAATCAAGTGGCGCATACGGCATAGCACAATTCATGCCAGCCACATGGAAAAATGTCGGATACGAAAAGACATCTGACGGATACATCCAAGTCCAAGCAGGGCTTGCTTACATTGACCACCGCTACGCAGGTTCCCCGTGCAAAGCATACGCACACTTCCTTGCCAAGCGGTGGTATTGATGTCGTTTAAACCACAACATCATAGAGTAATAGCAAGCAAAGAAATAGCAGACCTTTCATACAATTATCTTTCGTATAACTCAACCGAGTTTGCGAAGGGTAATTGTGTGGGGATTGATACGGAATTGTTTTATCCTGAGAACAATGAACTAACATCAGACCAGCGAGCGTTGTTTAAACGGATGTGTGGTGATTGTCCAGTTAAAGCCATGTGTTTAGAGTGGGCGTTGTGCCATGAACGAGAAGGGATTTGGGCAGGCACTAGCCCCCATGATAGAAGGCGGATACGACACGCTCAAAGGATTGGAGTTGCTGACCCATCACTTGCAAGCAAGCATTTAATCTGATAAGTTTTACCCTGAACAACACCCAATGGTTCCAGTCCCAGCGGGTGTTGTTCCTTTTATAGCCCTAGTTCTTTAGCAAGCATAAAGACTTCATCACTTAATTCATCAAGAGTTCCATCATTGTAGATTACATGTTTAAACAAATGATTATCCATTGCATGCTCTGAGATGTGATGATTAACTGGTGCGTGGTTATGACGATTGATACGCCATACATCACCACCTTTATCTTGAATAGCCTTGGCTTCATTAGGGAAACGCACATCAGAAAATACTACTCGCTGGTATTCGTCTGCTCGTTTAAACGCTTGGTCAATCCAAAATGTTTCACCAAATAATTCACGACCAACATCAGTTCCAAATACTTGCAGCAACCTACGGACTTCCGCATTGCCCTTGGCTACATCCCAACCATACTCATCAACTAAATCTGCAACACGATTACCACTTTCAAGAAAAGGGTTCAATGTATAGACAGCATCACGCATAGGTAGCGCAAATGAAATGCGTTTGAACCCATAGTTTAAACACAATAGTTCTGCAACTGTATCTTTACCTGATTGGGCATAGCCCGATAATCCGATAATCATTATTCGTACCATCTCACTTTCGGATAGACTGTTATCTGAATAAAAAAGAAAAGAAAATCTAAATGCAAAGCACGGGCAAGGACTAATGCATCATTGGTATCCTCTATCATCTCAACAACTGGGTAGTAATCAAAGCCTAAACCAAAGGCATACAACTTGTTTAAACCAACATTAACGGATGCTCTCCCAAAGTCTTTCACTCTTGCCTCTGTGTTTCTGCTCTTGCCTGAGCGTTTGACTTGACTGTTCTCCTGCGGTTTGTCCAAATCGGTGGCTCTCCACCTAATCTATCTTGAAGTTTCTTGATAGCCCTATGCACACGCTTGCGTAATGCTTCCTCGCTCATCTCATACACAACGGCTAACACATCAAAGTCCATGCCACCATTGGCGTATCGTTGCCGGAGAAGGTTCTTGTCTTGCTCGTTTAAACCATGCAATGCGTTGGCTACATCAGACAGCAAAGCCATACGGTTATTACCTTCGCTTGGTTTGCCACTCTTACTTATGAACTCGCTGCTCAAATCAGGTGCATCTAACCAGCCCTCGTAATCCCATACATCTCGTAGTAATTCATGCAAGATAGCAGGGGTATAGTAAAAGAAATCATTGGTAGATACACGGGACTTGAAGGCACGCTCTTTCGTTGCGAACTTCTGCGCTTCGTTAGCAAATGTGCGGCGTAGTTTAAACGGCAAAGACTCTTGCTCGTTCCACTCATCAATCTTGTGCCAATGTTCTAATGACCACAGGATTAGATGCTGAAAAATGTCGTCAACAGAAACAGCGTTCTTGTTTATCTTGGCTGAATACCGAGATGCAGTCCTCGCTAGTTTGTAAACGGTATCCCAAAGCGGGGACTGCTCAACATCCTTTAACTCCACTCTTACTCCTTTATCACTACATCTAACCAGTAGCGTTTAAACATCATAGCATTAACTCGCACCACAAGGTCGCGCTCATTGGTATCGTGGCGAACATTAAACTCAGGCATCAACCCAGCCAGTTCTTTAACTGGTATCAGTAAAGTTCCATCAGTAAATCTAAAACAAATACGGTGGAAAGTATCAGGGTTATCTAAATACGGTGGGCTAATCAACATCTGCTGCAACTTATTAAATGGAAAGATTGCTGGGATACTGCTATCTATGGACAGCCACTTAATCTCTATGTCGCCTAGGTAGTTCTCTCTACCGTTGTCGTGCAACCAAGTTAAATGAAAGTCGGTAAAGTAAAACCTAGGCGTAGGGTAGAAGCGCCAGTTCGGATAGAGCCTAGATAAAGCGTGAACGGCAGCAGTTTCCCGTCTGCCGTCACCGCCCACCTGACGGATAGGTTCCAAAAACTCAGGCATAATGCTTGTTGTTTACTATGAATTGACCCTTGTGTAGATACACAGGAGTAGGAAATACTTGACGGTCTTTGATTGTTAACAAACCAAATCCTTGCTGCCAGTTGGCAGACCCGCCCACATAGTGGGCAGCGTTTAAACGCATCATGTTTCCCACCTCAAATCCATACAACTGTTCCGTCACTTTTCCATTTACTGATGTTGTAAACGCTTGCAAACCCAAACGGTGCGTGTGTCCACAGACGACACTCTTGCCAAAGCGTTTTGCTAAATTCATTGCGGTTCCGCCCGCGATACGACTTAAAGCACCTTCGTCACCATGAGCAAGCAACCAGTTCGGTGCTAGTTCTACCGGCTTGCGGTGCAATGTAATGTTTAAACGGTCAAGGTCAAGCATTTCCTCTAGCGTTAAACTACTAAGGCTGCGTAGTGCGGGCGCATACTGCGACACATACTTCTCAACTCTTATGTCGTGATTGCCAGTCTTAAAATGAATAGGTCTGCGACCCATGATGTGGCGTAGGTCAGCAAGTAAATCTGTTGCTTCATTAACGGAAGCCTGTAATGTTCTTGCGTATTCGCCAGCATTACCCCTTGACCAACGGCTAGGTTCAGGCTGGTCAATCCAATCACCAACTATCCATAGTTCATTGGGTTTGTAATCCCAAATGAAATCGTGGAGTAGAGCAACTGCCTTTCTATCTTGATAAGGTACTTGATAGTCACTCAGTACCACGACTTTTTTAATCATGTGTTTAAACTCCTGCTCGTTTTCGTAGCCCGTCTGCGCCCTCGTTTAAGAACACATCATTAACATCACACCCCTCAGGCATGAATACGGGAAATACATTGTCTAGTTCACGGGATAAGTTCTTTGCCATCTCACGACCAGCATTGTCGCCATCACAAAACAACAAAATCTTTGACCAATCTGCTAGCACTCTGCCATAAAATGGTTTCCAGTTATTAGCACCCGGAAGTCCGACAGCACTAAAGCCTGCTTGTGTAGCAATGATTGTGTCTATCTCACCTTCACATACAACAAGCAACTCACTCTCTTGGAATAAAGCAGCAATGTTATAGATGTGTGTACTTGCCCCCGGTCTTGATAGATACTTCGGTCCGTCACCGTTTAAACTACGGAAGCGGATGTCCACAACTCCTGTTGGAGTTAGATAAGGAATTGATAACTTTTCTCTGTATGGTTCGTGACCAATCTCAGGCTCGCTTACGAAGCCTAGGCGGAACATACGCGCCGTCTGTTCGGTGATACCTCTCTGACTCAGGTAAGGCATCACTTGTTCTAGGTTTTCCGCGTACTTCTGACTCGCTAATTCCAGTAATTCTCTCTGCGATTTTGATAGCCTCACGAAATCCAACTCCTTCTTTTTTCATTATGATTGAATACACATCCCCAGCCATCTCGCAGCCGAAGCATCTGAACCCACCATTGTCTATGTTTAAACGCGCTGACTTAACTCTATCACCATGGAAGGCGCAACGCACGGTAATCCACCCATGTCGGACAGGTATTTCAAACCCGTAATGTTCCAGTACAGTAACAATGTCGTGCTTCTTATCAGAGTTTTGCAAGGGCATCACTCAACTTTTGTACGACATAAGCATCACCAATACCCTTGTTGGCAGCCTTGATTATGACCAATGGATTAGGTGCTATCGCCAACTTCTTGGCAATCCGATAGTTCTCGGCTTCCACATAGGCTTCTCGTAGCCACCCACTCAGGTCAATACGACCATCCCTTCTAGGTGCTTTGGCTTCAACAACATAAAAGTCATTTGCCGTAGGAAGGAACACATCCCCTATGTCGTTTCTACCAGCACGGGGTAGGCGCTGTGCGTTTAAACCCTGAGTCATAAACCAATCAGCCAGTTCTATTTCAAAGGCTGCGCCCCTACGCTTGTTCGCTTGGTTGTTCATTTTCCTTTGCCTTTCTTGCTTCGGCTTCGTAAACGGAACCCCAATACAATTTGTAATAGTTCTCATCCAAACTAAAACGCTTCATGTGTTTAACGCGAGCGCCAGTATGGGTATGAACAGGAACACCTGCCTTCTTTAAGTATCTAAAGAACACAATGTCCTCACTTACAAACTGATTGTTTAAACCTTCCTTCTCTGCAAACAAAGAATAATCAGGGCAGACTTCACGCAGTTTAGGAACAACGCTCTTGTGCATTAAGGCTAAGCCCATACCTGCACAGTCAACCTTAATGATTTCATTTTCAGGCAATGGATGTATGTAGTTAATAGTAAACTCATGTCCTGTTTCATTAAAAATACATGGCATAGGCATCATCAATGCCTGTTCATTTTCTTTAGAGATAAAGTAAACACCAGTAACAACTGGTCGTGTTAACTTATCTGCTGTATCCCATAACTTTTTTAATACATCTTGGGTAAGCACAATGTCTGAGTCAACCCATAGCAACCAATCGGTTTTTACTTGGTCAGCCCATAGGTCAAATAAACTTTGTCGCTGCCTACCAATCTGATTACCTTGAACACGGATAGCATTATGTACTTGTATGTTCTTTGGGTCTTGACCCATAATAATTGTGTACACAAGTCCTTCGGTAAACTTACCGTCAGACATGCCATTATCGCACCAACCAATAGATAGTGTTTCATTTTTACTATGCATCTTTTTCCTTTATCCCGATAATGACTTCATCAAAGTCGTACATCTCTGATTTAATTTTCATGTCGTCTAGTATGGTCATAGCATTTTCAGCCATGGCTTTCCAAATACCCGACATGGTGTGCAATCCAACGGCTATCTCCATCTTGCAGTCGTCACCATGGTCATCCATTACTGCATCCCTTAGGTGTTCTGCTAACTGGTCAACATAATCTGCATACTGAATAGACTCAAACCAAATCTTTTGTGGGTCGTAAATCCTACGGGTTGCATCATCTAAGTTTTCAGCAATCATTGGCAGTTGTTCTACTATCTTGTTACGCATCTCATCTGAGATAGGTGCGTTATCAATCATCTGCCTTAACAACTCTTGTGAAACTTTTATCTTAGGTGCAAACTTATCGTTTAAACTTTCCTCACTCATAGAAGTTGTGGCTGTCCAATCTGTACTTGATGCTGTTGAAGGTCTGAAATCTGCATACTTGCTGGGTCATAGGACAACCAAATAGGTGTACCACCCGTAGCATCAGCAGGACCATAACGATTTTTAACTGCACATACACCCATTACACCCTGTTGGCTGTGTACTGTAAGTATTAAACTTGGAGTCTGAGCGACCTTCCCATGTAGTGCATGGCGTGGTGGACAAGGATTACCTTGGACACCTTCGCTGGTGTGGTGGCAAACAACAACGGCAGCGCCAGTTTCTCTAGCCCACCATTTAAGTTCACGCATCAATGTACGCAAACCGCCCCACTCATCTTGACCTTCAAGCGTTACATCAACGGCGTTATCAAGCACGATTAAACGAACATCATCACCAAGTCTTTCACGGGCAGCAAGAACAGAGTCCTCAATGTCTTTAAGACTTGGTGCGCTATCAAACTCCCACATCACATGGTCAGCAGGTTTTAACATCTGTGCTGCCCAATCCCTATCATGTTCCATCAAAGGTTCAACTTCACCTTGTGGTTTACCCGTAAGCATTGCAAGCATACGAAGGGACATTGTGTGTGAGTGCGTGTCCGCCGAGATGTACAGGGTAGGTACTTGTGCTTGCACGGCTAAAGATAAAGCCAAAGTACTTTTACCTGCCCCCGGCGGACCAGCAATCATTGATACTTCGCCGTGTCTAAACATTATCTGTTGTGATGCTAAAGATTGCCAAACAGTTGGGATGGTTGCCCCACCTTGTGAAGCAGTCTTTATGGCACGGCTAAGTAATCTCATTGTTACGCAGCGACCTTCTTATTGCACGCACTTTCGCGGGCGTTAGGGCATGCGTAGAACGCCTTGTATGGCTTGCCAGCCTTGCTAATACCTGCTGCTACAAATCGCATTGGCAATCCGTGGTCGCAAACAGGTGAGCCTGCTGGGGCTGGTGCTTGTGCTGCTGCACCTTGTGTACCAGCGCCCCATTGATTTCCAATAGGTTGTGCTGGTGCTACTGGTACTGGATTTAGTCCAGCATTTTGTAGAGTTTGAATTGCTTGTGCAGCAGGGTTGCTGCTGAGTTTATGCAACTCATCAATCGTTTCCTCTAGTTGCAAGATGCGTTGCATACGCACTTCCAACCCATCAAGGATTGTGTCTAACTGTTGCTCATCCCATGCTCTGAGATTGAGTAGTGAACCTTTTGGTGTCTTTAAGTTCACTTGGTATGGTGCTTCATTACTCATCACTTGCTTCTCCTTCTGTTATTTCGGGGTATTTGTGTGAGTCCTTGCCATTAACAACATAGCATGCAGCGTTTACACCGCATGTCCCGCACATAAATCCGGGTGCTGGGATGTAGATGTCGTTCATTACTGCCTTCTCAAAGTTTTTAACCCATGAGCCTAGGCGTGCTTCTGTGAAATTATCTAGGTTTACCGTGTCCGTCAGTTCACCTGTGCGGGACATCCAGTAAGCACCACCAACAGGGCGAACACCAAATGTTTTTTCTACCATGATTGCGTAGATACCCATTTGAGTTTTGCTTGCTGGTTCTCTGCTTCCTGTCTTGATGTCCACAACAATTAGTTCCCCGTTGGGAGTAACAAACAAGCGGTCAAGGACTGCCTTAACTGGCACTCCATTAACATCTTGGTTCATCTCAACTTCAATAGCAGGGCGACCATCAGGTAGTTTAAACAGTTGGTAGCCTGAGTCATTGCGGAACTGTACCCAGCGGTCAACCATTTTAGGTCCTTCGGTTAACCACCAAGTTGCATCCTCACCATTTGGATACGCTTTGCTAGAGCGACCACCAGCACGGAACGGCATGCCGTTGTCGCTTCTTTCATAGTTGCGTTTCCATGCTTCGTTAAAAGCAATGGTGGAATTAAAGTTCTCTGTGCCTGTAACATCAAACACTTCTGTTGCTTCATGCACAGACGAACCACCTACTAACCAGTAGGATGGGTTTTCAGGAACTTTTTGTATTCGGGATAGATAGAATTGCCATCCACAGTTTAGCCAAGTTGAGATACCACTATGGCTAACATAGGATTTACCCGTCTTAATTTCTAGGGTCAATTATCCAGTCCTTTCTATGTATAGTTGATTTCTCCGCTAGGATACAGGTGCAATCTCTCCCCTATTCCAACGACACGCCGTGTCTAAACAAGCAAAATTACAGAAATGTAATTAGACTGCTGTTCGTGCAGCGTAAGGATAAGTGTGACTGAGCCAACGCCAGTTGGCGAGTGGAAGCCTGACTATGGTAAATCCTTCGGCGACTTGCGTGGCGAGCCAAGCCATAGTTGTATCTGTGGTTGTGAAGTATTAAATGTTAAATGTATTTTTATAGATTACGAAATAGCATTATGGTTTACTGATGCTGAGTGTGCTGATTGTGGCACAAAATTAACAGCCCCTACTCCCGCCGATAAGGAACCAAAAAGTGGCGATTTATGAATTTAAATGTGAACTATGTGGCATACAATACGAAACAGAAATCTCCATACATAACGACATCAGCGCACCTAACTGTTGCGGGCAGCAGATGAGTAGGGTATGGTCAGTCCCGTCAGTTAAGTTTAACGCTAGCGGTTTTTACTCAACTGATAATCGGACAAGTTAAAAAACAAAAAAAGCCCCGCAATCACCGCGTACATAGGGGAAGTGTACGAAGTGAAAGCGGGGCTTTCTTGTGTTTAAACGATTAGATTACTCAGCGCCTCTACCGAAGGATGGGTCTGATGAGTCAAGTGCTTTAAGTAGTGGACCTGCTGCACCTGTTAGTGCTGCTAGTGCCAATGTCTTTAGATTAGTTTCACCTGCTAGATACAGAGCGAGAACAGCAGCAACCGCTGCACGCACATAACTGCCTAGTATTGCTACTAACTTTTGGTTCATTTGATACCACTTTCTTTTGGGGGACAACCGCAATGGCTGCCTTTATTTGGTTTACTAACTTAGGTGCTGCCATCCATGGGAACCATGGGCGAACATCATCACCGCATCCATCATTGATGGAGATGTGCAAGTGTTTCATGTGCGGGTTTGAGCCTGTGTACTTGCGGTCACCTTCTTTTGCTCTTACCTTTGACCAAATCTTTTTGTTAAAGATTAGGTACTTCACACGACTGTCTTTCTTTAGTTCTTGAAAAATAATTGCACAATCAATTCCGTTAGCAGGGTCATGTGTTAAGTCAACTGCATAACCAGTATTGTGGTCAGAGTCAGGACTTTGCTTTAAGTGTGCAGCAGAAGGAAGTAATCCATCAGATAACTTCTTACGCTTTGGTGCAATAGCAGTTGCTTGGCGCAATACTGCAAGTGCTGCTGGTGTTGCTTTCTTTGCTAGTTTATTCATTATTTTCTTTCAAGTAAGAGTGAGTAGATTTCATCTACCCGTCTTTCCACTCTGTTTAAACGGTCAGCAACCGAACTGCCCCCATTTGGTTTAAGTTCACTTAAATAATGTTTTACTAAGAACCTAATACCAGCGGTTAAACCAGCGATAATGGTCATTACGGATACGGCTAGTGCAGCCCAGTTTGCAGGAGTCATTTGATTTTCTTTTTCCTTTTATACGACAGTTCTCGCAACGACTTGGACAATACCGCCAAAGCCTGAGAAGTTACGGTTAGGTGGAGTTGAGCGAATAAAGGTTATCTGCTCTATCACCGCTTCAATAGGCTCTCCGCCTGCGGTGAAATCTTGGATGACGACTGTTTCGCCAACACCTTCAACTGCTTCAAGTGCGCTTAATCGCGTTCTTGCATAGCCTTCGTAACCCAATAGGTTACCAAGTTTGTCGGTTTCTCTATCAAAACAAAATAAAGGAATTTGAATAACGCGAGCGCGAGTAGGAGTAGGAAGCGCTTTAGCAGAATAACCATAAATAACAGCGCCAGTAGTGGCATCAGAACTGTTGCGAGAAAGGGTGAAACGGAAAGAAGCATCAGGCGAAACATCCGGGAATACAACCGCAAGGTCATAGTCGTACTGTTCGGTTGTGCCTTGTGCGACAGTAGTGAGCGCATCAGCAGCAGTTTCTGTAACTCTTGCAATTTGTATGTCCCCTTGCAATGTATCAGGTGTACGCAAGCGAAGTCGCTTCCACGCTTTATTTTCTAATGTATCAAAACGAATTAGTCCAGTAGTAAATGTTCCTGACTCAACTAAATCAGTAGAGTGTTCAATCCAAAGACCTGAGCCTTCAACGGTAAATGCTTTGCGACCATTATCAAATGTTGCAACAGAGTGGACATGTCCAGTTACGCTAGTTGCAACCAAGTCTGTTGCGTAGGCATAACCATTATTAGCCAATGGCGCACCAAGATTGATGCGGATTAAACCTGATTGCCCGCCAACACCTGCGTTTACACCAGCCCAAACAAATGAGTTACGAGCAGTAAATGCATAGACACCACCAGTTGCTTCAAAGACAAGTGGACCGTAAGAAACATTACCATCAGTATCAACAACAGCCACACGCACACCACGGCTTGTTCCAAGCATTACATAAGAACCTAGATAGCCATACATTTGTAGTAACTGTTCGCTCTTTGGTAAAAGGAGTACACGAACCATTGTAGATAATGCACCACTATTATCTACTGTAACTTTAAAAGCCATGCCTTCATCACCCGAATAACCACCAATGTAGAAAGCATTAGATGACTCAGTTACAGCGGTAAAAGTAAATCCCGAAGGTAATGTTGTTGAACCATTGATAGCAGTTAAAGTGCTAAAGTTAATTGATGAACCTGTGTTTCTTGCAAGTGCATAAGATTGTGTTGTACCGCTAGTAGTAGAATAAGCAATAACAAAACGACTTTTAACATAGTTAATTGCAACTTTATTACTAGCAGCATCTGCTGAGTTAATAGCATAATCTTGATGTATCGCTGGACTGGCATCATCAAATGAATAACGCCATACTTTAGTAGGAGTAACAATCATAAGGTCGTTACCACCCATAGCAGCAGCCAAGATTTTTTCAGTTATTGCTGTATTATCAACAAGCGTTGTTTCAGTACCAGTAGTAGAAGTTCTTAATACGCGAGATGTGGCAGATGCTGACTCTGTAACTTTAATAAGAAAGTCTGCGCCATTAACAGTTGTAGAAAAAACATAAGATTTGCCAGTTGCTGCTTCTGTAAGTGTGGCTTTCTTTAATAATTTAATTTGTCCAGTAGTCCAAGGGTCAACACCTTCACCAGTCTTGTAACGGAACTTGGTTTGGTCAGGGTCACCTTCAAGTGGTTCTTGATAGTTAATGCCTTGACCTAGATGCAAAGATGATTGCGACCTAATCCAATAACCTGAACCAGCAAGTGACTGCTCACCGGGGTCACGCTCTTGGTCCACGCGTTGAGTACGAAACTCTGCGGTCTGTCGGCGGTAAGGTGTAGAGTCAGTTACGCCAAGAATAAAAGGCAAGCCAGCAATAGCCACATCAAAAGCATTACCTGTAATTTCATAGTATTGAGATACGGAACCCGACAGGTCAATCTGTGGGCGTTCGGTAATGTGGGGCGCACGGCTTGTTATTGCCATTTAAACACTTCCTTTACTGGGGTTCGCCTTCGCAACAATTTGCTTTAGTTTTACAAAAAGGGCATAGCCATCTAGTGGCAATAGGAGAAAACTCCTTGCCACAGTTTAAACAATCAATCAATTATTATGCTACTTCAATCCAAGATGTTGTTGCTTCATCCCATGTATAAAATTTTTCATCAACTGGCTTTGCAATAGGTGCTTCCCATTGGCAAGTTGTTTCATTTAATAACCAAGAAGCCCAAGGCTTTGGTGGGATAAATGCATCACGAACATTATCATAAGTAAATCCTGCTGCTGCATAATTTTTACGGAAATTTCCATTATAGGAAGTTTGCTTCCATAATGTATGCCCGTGTAATCCAGTTAAAAAGTCAATACCTGCTTGCTCTGACTCGTTACCATCAATAATAATAACATCATTGTTTACCACATGTACTGCAAGTACATTGCTGTTTTCATCTAGTTTTGCAAAGTGTGCCATGTTTCTCCTTAGAAAGTAATTGAACCGTCACCAGTAAATTTATAGTAACGATACCCACCTGATGTAACTGTTGAAGGTGAACCAGTTGTTGAAGCAGCAGTACCATAAGCATCAGGATAACGAATTAAAACTATTCCTGAACCACCACTACCGCTGTTAGTGGTGTTAGAACCACCACCACCACCGCCACCAGTATTGGCAGTTCCATTACCACCATTAGTTGATGGTCTTATTCCGCCAATTCCACCGCCACCAAGTCCAGCAGTACCTTGTGTTGCACTACCTGAATTCCATGCAGCAGCACCGCCACCACCACCAGCAAAATAATAAGTTCCACCGCTATTTTCTCCGCTTGTAGTAGCAGAACCCCATGTTGAATAACTTGATGAACCAGTACCACCACTTCCACCAGCGCTTGATGAAGCAGCACCACCAGCGCTACCAGCACCACCACCACCACCGCCGGGAAATGTTGATGATGAGTTAAATCCACTACCGCCATCATTTCCTTGACCTGAAATTCCTTTACCACCAATTCCAGCAGTAGGGTCTTGTCCAGCACCGCCACCACCTGAGCCACCATCAGCGCCATAATTTCTGCCTTCATAACTGGAGCCAGTTCTTGCACCACCCCAGCCACCATAATTAGCCTCAGTTAATACAAGTTTTCCACCAGTAATTTTTGAATTGTTACCGTTGTTGCCCATGTTCTCAGCAGTAGTTTCTCCAGCACCACCAGCACCTACCGTAATGGTATAGGTAACTCCTTTTTCGGTTACAACATTAGATGTATAAACAAGTCCGCCAGCACCACCACCACCTGCTGAATTACATCCACCACCGCCACCACCTGCAATAACAAGTGTTTCTAAAATTGGTCCAGTATAAGTTACTTTATCCCAAAAGTTAGATGTTTTAATTCCTGTGCTTATGGATGATGCACTAAATTCTCTAGTAGCCATTAGAAAGTTATACTCCCATCAGCATTAAATGTATAAATTGTAAAAAGATTATCAGTAGTAACAGTAGGCGAACCAGTTGTTGAAGCAGCGGGTATTGAAACTCTAAGTATTACTATACCTTTTCCGCCTGCACCACCTTGGTTACCATCAGAACCGCCACCACCGCCACCGCCAGTATTAGCAGTTCCATTTCCACCTGCTGTTCTAGGTGTATTGCCATTACCACCATTGCCACCACCGCCAGCGCCACCAGCACCGCCAGTTCCTGCCTGATAAGTACCGCTACCACCACCGCCAGCATAATAAGTTGCTGTTCCAGTAATTAAAGAAAGCCTGCCGGGACCACCAACTTGACCATTACCGTTAATTCTGCCTGATTTACCCGGACCACCAGCACCGCCACCAGCACCGCCCGGATAATTACTAGCATCTATGGAAGCATAACCACTAGAGTATCCTTCGGGTGGAGTAAATCCACCTTCATTTCCAGCAGCACCTAAACCATTGAAGTTTGCACCGCCACCTGAACCACCAGTACCACCATTTGAGTCAGGTCTTGCACCACTACCGCCACCTTTACCACCACCAGTAGAAGTTACCGTTGTGATACCAGTTCCTGAAATAGATGAGTTACCGCCCTTAAAACCGGAAGTATCAGAACTACCGCCATTAGCCCCACCATTACCAACAGTAATAGTGTAAGAGTTTCCTCTTGTAAATTTAAGGGTTCCAGTTCTAAATCCGCCACCACCACCAGCAGCACGGCTACTGTTTCCCCCAGCACCGCCACCACCTGCAACACATAAGTATTCAACATTGATACTTGCACCATTTACTTGGTCAAGCAATGAAGGGTACTTAGGAAGTCCTTGGGCGATACTAGATGCACGGATGCGTGAAATAGCCATAGTGTTTAAACTCCTTATTGATTAAGCAGATTGTTCAGAGCCGAAAGCGGTAAATGTAAGGGATGATGAAGCAGATGCGTACACATGAATTACATTTGATGCAGCAAGAGTAATGCCTAGTGTTAATGCAACTGAGTCGTTAGCAGCGATTGCTACATCATAAGCAATGTAATGCTCGTCTGCAATAGATGTGCCAGTTGCTGGTTTTACCGCAATGCGGTATGTGCGTGATGATGCTGAGCGATTGCAAACTACAATGCTAGAAACAACAGCACTAGATGATGCTGGAACTGCGTACAGTTCCTCTAGGGTAGTAGCAGCAGATGCTTTACGACCCAATACTTTGTATGCCATAGGTTATGCCCCCATAAGTAGAAATGGATTTAATCCGCCCTCGGAGATTGCGGACTCTTTTGCTAGTGGTATTCCGCCGACTGTTGTGCCGTCATGTACCACTATTGTATCTTTGGTTGTGTCTATCGTAACTTCCCCAACCAAACCTGTAAATGTAGAGTGTTCGCTAGTAGTTCCTCTACGGAGTTGTAATGCAAATGCTGGCATGTTATTAAGCCCCCATCATCATAAAGACATCCGGCAGCGGGTCAGTAGTAATCGCAGCCCAAGATGCGGTTGAACCATTAGTTGTTAAATACTTACCAGTATTACCTGATTGGTCAGGAAGGCTAATCGGTGCTGCTGCCCATTGAACTCCATAAGAAGCCGTAGATGCAGCGGTAAGGATTTGTCCATCTGTTCCAATAGGTAATCTTGCAGCGGTATCGGCAGCACTAGCAACAATCAAGTCACCTTTAGCATCAAAGATAACTGCTTGAATTGCACTTGCAGCGGATGCAGCACTATTAGCAGCAGCAGTTGCTGAGTTAGCAGCAGATGTTGCGGAAGTGGCTGCTGCGGTGGCAGAGTTAGCAGCACTTGTTGCGCTAGTTGCAGCAGCAGTAGCGCTAGTAGCAGCAGCACTTGCACTCGCAGCAGCGCTAGTAGCACTTGTAGCAGCAGCGCTAGCAGAGTTATTAGCAGATGCAGCAACAGTAGCAATGTTTAAATAGGTGCTACTTGTTGTATCTGTTTCAGTAATTGTACCCATGTCGCGCAAAATACCTGCGCCAGTTAAACCAACTACCGCCGTGTAAGAGTTATTAGCGCTTGTTGCTGATGTGGCTGCTGCGTTTGCTGATGATGCAGCAGCAGTTGCACTAAGTGCAGCAGCAGTTGCAGATGCACCAGCAGATGTTGTTTGAGTATCAATGTAATCTTTTGTAGCAGCATCAGTACCAGCAGTAGGAGTGCCAAGACCAGTAATCTTGTTTGTACCCATTGCAATAGCACCAGTCATAGTGCCACCGCTTAGAGATAGTTTTCCTGCTAAAGCGTTAGTAATAGTTGTTGCATAGTTAGGGTCATCACCTAAAGCAGCAGCAAGTTCATTAAGGGTATCAAGTGTTCCCGGTGCTGAGTCAACAAGGTTAGAAACCTGAGTATCTACATAAGCCTTAGTAGCAGCATGGTCATTAGCACTTGGTGTAGCAAGACCCGATACAGTAAATCCACCAGCAGCAAGGTCAGAACCTAGTGTATTGCTTGTAAGTGTTTTGTTAGAAAGAGTTTGTGAAGCATCAAGGATTGCAACAGTACCAGTCACATTTGGAAGTGTGATAACACGGTCAGCGGTTGGGTCAACTACGGTAAGTCTTGTTTCATTACCATCAGCAGTTGAGCCTTCAAAGTAGATGCCATCACCATCAACGGTTGGGCTTGTTAAAAGTTTATTGGTAAGTGTTTCAGAACCAGCAAGAGTAGCAACACCAGTAAATGTATTGTTAGTCGTGCTTAATGTCTTATTGCTAAGGGTTTGAGCCTTTGCAGTACCTACTACTGAACCATCACCTGAACCAAGACCGTGAACATGTGTTTCAATGTTAGTCATAATGCCTGAGTCAGCATCATAACCACGGGCTGCAATGTGGGTTTGTAATTCGCGGAAGTCACGGGCAGATACTGCATGGCGAACTGTTGCACCAGCAGAGTGTGCTACTGCCTGTGTGCTATCTTGACCACGCTTAACGGTAAGAGTTGTACCAGTACCTGACTCAACTGTAATTACTTCCTCTTTGTTTGTATCAGGGTCAACAAGAAGTGTGTAAGGAAAACTTGCAGCAAATCCACTTGTTGAAGCAACAACAAAGGATGTATAAGTATCTCCTTGTGATGCCGAAGGGATAGCAGCAGTAATAGTTGTTTCTACTGCTGTTGCCGAATAGTACCGTTTTGGTGAGCCTGCATCTCCTGCTGCCATTTATTTACCTACCTTTGATAGTGACTGCGGACTGGGAATTGTCTGCGTTGATTTTCTGCACACTCGTTTAAACGCTGTTGGTAAATACCAAACAAGAAGCGTGATGCAGTTTCGCCTGAACGAGCAGTTTGTTGTGAGTCAAGCAAGTCTGCTGCTGCGTGTTGCGGACCAAGGCGTGAAGGGTCAAGGAAGGAAATCATCCTAAAGGCTGCGCCATAAATGATTACATCCTCAGCGTATGACGGCAAGCCAGTAACTGTTGAGAACTCATCTGTTGCTGCCGACAATAAAGTTGGGCGCTTTGAATAAACAACATTGACTTTACGCCCCGGAACAATAGGAGAGTAAACGCTGATGCTCTTTCCTAGATTGCCACCTGTGCCAAATGTTGTTGGATTAGCCAATCGGTCTAGTTGCCATGCACGAACTGGAAGCCACTCGTTGCTTGGACCTATGACTGAGTGAGTAAGGTTTAAAATGTTTTCTGCTTCATCAGGTAAATCGTAAGTTGTTTTAGCAGCCACAAAACTAAACTCTGTTTGACCAACACCAAAGATTGCTGGGTAAACAGCATTGATAGTGTCGTTAATAGCACGCTTAATTTCATTGCGTGGGAACAATGGAGAAACGATTACTCTATCATTAGCAGCATGGGTTTCGGCAGTAGTACCGCGTTGTCCACGACCCCAAGGGGCAAGTGTTAGTGTGCTTGATGCTGGGTTAACTGTGTTTACATACATGATTTCATCACCAATTTGGATGTAACCACGACCAATTACTGATGTATCAAAAACAGTAATAGAAGTTGTAGAAGTTGTTGCGCTAGTTGTTAGCCATGTGCTGGCTTCGGAGTTAACCGTATAGCCATGCAATAGCGTATCAATACGCTCAGTTAATTGGTTAAGTGTACTCATAGGTTAATAGACCTCAATGCATCTACCGCAGACTTTCCAGTTGTGCTAGCAAGTTCATTACAAATTGCGTTTAAACCTTTATAGTCTTTTGGTTGTCGGGATGAACTAGCCTTGTAATTAAGGGCAGCAATAAGACCTAAGCCTGTTGTACCAGCATAGGTATTGGCTGCACCCTGTGGGGCTTTGTAAGATGTAACGCTAGTAATACCTGCAAGGCGATTGAGTTCACCTGTAAGTGTGCTTCCTGCAATACCAGTTGCCATTACTTAGCCTTTCTTTTTGCTGCTGCATTATCAACAAGATTTGGGTAAGGGCGACCAGCCTTCTTTGCTGCTGCTTTTGCCTTAGCCTTTTGTGCAGGAGTCAATGGAGTAGATTTCTTGTTAGGATTTTTTGTATCCCAAAATGCTTTCTTTTTCACCACTTCACCTTGTCTGCCCAGTACGCTGCCGACATCTTGCCCTTGGCAATGTTCTTAGCGTGACGAGCCTTGAAGGATGCTTGGCGTGCAGTTGGTTGTCTATCACCAGTCACGCCTTGCTGTCCAAAACGAATTGTCTTTACTTGCGAGCCTTCTTTAGCCACAACAACATGAGATTTAGTCGGATGACTTGGAGTACGCTTAGGCTTATTAAAGCCTGCTACGCCTGCTCTTGCTAATCGTGGGTCTTTCTTAGCAGGCATGATTACTTAATCATCCCCGGCTTTGGCTTTGACTTACCCTTCTTAACCATGTCTTTAACATAGTTAGGGTTACCTGCGCCACCAAGTTTTGGCTTGCCTGTTGCTGCTGACTTGTTCATCTTAGTCATGTTTGCAGATGGCTTAGTAGGCATTGTTGGCTTCTTTGCTGCTGGCTTTGATTTTGCTGAGCCAGTAATCTTTACTTTTTTCTCATACATTGGCATTATTATTTCCCCTTTTTCTTTGATTTACCCGCTACTGATAAAGCAATAGCGACTGCTTGTTTACGGTTCTTTACAACTGCTGCCTTCTTAGGACCTTTAGGGTCTTTTCCGCTATGTAGGGTTCCGCGTTTAAACTCACCCATAATCTTTTCAACTTTGTTCTTAGGCATTAGTCATCCTCAATTTCGGTATCGTTCTTGTGATACATACCGGGTTGAACTGTGACCTTCTTTAAACTTGCTTCTGTTGGCTTGCTGCTAACATCCCTACCGCCTACGCCGTAAGGTTGAACAGCGCCATAGCATCCACACTCAGCGCACATTACTTACTCCTTTGGGTAATTACCTTTACATCTCCGCCAACACTTATGTTGTAATCAGCGGAAATCTTGATTGCTCTACGAGCCACAGCCTCAACGCTCTTAATAGAGTTCTTACTCATGCCTGCTGCTGCTAATGCACCAAGGGCTAAATCGCCACCGCTGCCTACCGCATACAAACCACGGTCATCTCTTGACCATAAATAGTCTTGGTCAACTTCATAGATAACACCGTTTAAACAGATAAGTGCATCAAATCCGGCATCTTTATCTTTACTTGTATCGGGGTTATACCCGTTCTCAATCATTGCTTCCCGTAGGGAAGGCAAAACTTTTGTCTGCATAAATACATCTGTTGCTATTGTCTTGACTACTTTTGGTGGGTTCCAAAGATAGTTTGCAATGTTGCCTGCAATGGCATCACCTGAAAATCCAAATACATAGTCACCCTTTTTGGTAACTTTATCCACACCTTTTGCATAGTATGGTTTGTCGTCATAGGTAGTCATGGAGTCTGCTGCGATTAACGCCCAGCCTTTTCCCTGAATACCTACAATGGCAGTCATTGTTACCCCTTAAATGTCCCCGTATTTGCATCAAAGGCTTTACCAGCCTTATCAGATTTCTCAACAGCATCTCTAATTTTTGCCATAGAAGTTCCAGCAGGTTGAATACCTTGCGCTCTTGCAGCAGCATAAGCATTAAGTTCAGCGTTCCATTTTTTCTCAGTCATACCTTTTGCACTATTTGCATCACCTGTGCTGAACTCTAAGTTAGATGCTTTTAGGCACTCGCCCCAATTTTCATGGTCTTGTGTTGGGCAACCAGTTCTACATGCCATGTTTAAACCGTTGTTATGTACTCTCCATAGCCTGCTGCTATGAGTCGTGTTCTTGTCTGTTCGTCAATGTCGTACACATGTCCACCTAAATAAACTTCGTCTGCTTCTAAAGTCTGAGTTTGGCTTGGGTAACGGTATGACGAATACAACCCGTTTACACGCAGGACACTAATCCCGCGGTTGATACCCATACGCTCAAATAGCGTGTGTCCGCCAGCAGGGGTTTCCTTGACGGTAGGTGGTGTGAATTGGTATGCCATAACTCTCCTTAGTGTAACAGGGTAGCGGGCGTTTAAACACCCGCCACCCCGGTACTAATCTCCGAAATTAGTCAGAGATGCTAGATGAAGTTTCAATGCGGAACAACGCATCCTCACGGTAGCGGGCGAAACCAAGTACGCCGTACCAACCGATTGGGCGGAAACGCATCAACTTATCAGTAACAGGTCCGATAACTACGCCCGGTTCCTGTGCAACTGCTTCTGCCAAAGCCTGCTTTCCAGCAAGGATTGTGCGGAATACATTTGTCTTAGGTGTGATGGTTACAGTTGCACCTGATGTTACAGCAGCAGTTGTTGCTACTGAAAGGGTGAGAACTGAGCCATTGATTGCTGAAACAAGTGTGCTTGCGCCAGTTGTTGCAGAAATTGCAAGCCCATCACCGACATCAATACCTGATGTTGATGCAACAGTAATTGTTGTTGCACCTGATGCAGATGTTGTTGTGGTTGTAGTTGTGAAGGTTGACTGATTAGCACCTTCTGCCTTTTCGTACATGCGTGGTGTTTCTACAAAGAAAGCACCTTCGTATGTTCCGATTGTTCCAGCCCATAGGTTACCCTGTGCAGAGTCTGTTTGAGCATGGATGTCGCGCCATCCGACTGAGCCTGTTTCAGCACGAAGGTCGTGTGAAACCTCAGGGTGAATACCGCACCAGTACAAAGAACCTTGGCGTGGAACAGCCTTGTTGCTACGCAACTTGGCTACTGCACGGCGGATTTTTGCAGATGTTAGGGTATCAGCAGATGAAACGGTTGCTGTTGAAGTTACTGAACCGCCGTAAAGAACATTTGTTCCTTGGCGTAGGCTCTCCATTGCAATCTTATCAAGTGAGTCAGCCATGTTGTAGGCAATGATGTCTGCAACTGCTGGGTCCACATCTGATAGAGAGAATAGTTGTAACTTACGAGTTACAAGAGATGCATTTCCGTATTCTGCAAGTGTTACAGAAGTTGTTGATACATCTGATAGTGCTACTGCATCAGGGTCTGTTGCCTCTGAAAGTGCAGAAGTAGCCGCTGCCAAGTCATTGTAAAGTGAAAATACAACGCTTGACCCCGGCATTGCTTGCTGTGCTGGTCGCTTGTCTGCAACGCTACGAACTAGCGGTTGCGAACGGAGAGCGAACTCAACATAGCGGTCATACGCAGTTTTGACCAAGCCTGCAAGGGCTGTGGTATTGGTATCTGCCATGAGTCATTACTCCTTTAGATTGGTAGTTGGTTAATTTAATCCAAGGATGCGATTTAATTCATCTGCGTTACCTGCTGCTAGAATTTTAGCCATAGCATCTGAGTCAACTTCCGGAACTTGTCCTGTTGAAACCACTTGGTTAATTCTTGCATTAGCAGAAACATCTAGTGAATTGTTATTTGAAGCCTGCTCTGAATTAGCGTTTTGGGTTGAACCAAATACATCACCGTATTCATTTAGCCAGCCATTGATTGCTTCCTCAGAAGTATCAATGTCTTGCGGTATGAACGCAGCAATCTTTGGGTTAATACCCTTGGCTTGTAACACATCCTTTACAGTACGCTGGCGGGTCTGCGATTGCAGTCCTTTCAACTCCTGTTCTAGTTCTTTTGCACGCTTTTCAAGCGTGCGATTTACTTTACGGAGTTGCTTAACTACATCCGTGCCTTCGTCACCGAAGTCATCAAACTCGTCATCATACTCGTTATTTTGGCTCATTTAGCCATCTCCCTTTCATTGGTTGTTGTATTCGCAATCCACAATGCATGTAGGGGAACATACCTTGGCTATTGCTACCAGACTTCTTACACTTATCCGGGCTGGTCGGTCAGATAAGGAACCTAATTATTGGTTAGTCGTACTGCGTAGTGAATAAGCACCTACGCCTGACTGACCACCAAAGCGGAACATTGCTTCACGCTCTGCTCTGCGCTTTGACTTTAACAACTTCTCTTGCTCGCCACCAACAACGGCTTGTACTGCTTCTAGTTCGTTGTAGGTTTCGCCTTCAAGTTTAGATAGTTGTGATTGAGTATCAGCAAGTATTCTTGCTTTACCAAACTCTTGCTTTAATGTGGCTACATCTGTTGTACCAGTTGCACCAATTAGCGCTTCTGCTTCCCTAGAGCGAGCAGCAGCATCTGCGCCAAGTGTGAACCTAGCGTTAGCAGCAGCAGCACCAATTTCAGCAGCACGGACTTGCTTCTTAATAACATCCATTGCTTTCAATGGGTTAAGAAGGTATCCGACAGCATCCGCTTCTGTTACATACATTTCACCAAGAGCCTTCATAACATCCTTTTGAGATGATACACGGTCCTTAGCAAGTGATACGCGTTCCTCAAACTCACGGGCGCTAACTTCATTAGAAATGTAAGTTCCAAGGTCAGAACGCTCGCCATAAATCTTTTCATCAAGACCATAAGCACGAAGGGTCTGTGAATAACCACGCTCTAAGTCAATGTATTCGCCTTCGGTAATAGCACGGTTCTTATCGCTAAGAGCCTTCATACCCGGAAAGCGTGCTTCATAAGACTTAGTAGTACGAATTTCAAGTTTAATTTGTGCAGCAGTCTTATCCTCTAAAATCATCCTATTGACTTCATTAGCAAGTTCACTAAGACCTGCACCTGAAAGAATAGAAACAAATTCCTCTAATGCTGTACGGGTATTATCGCGCTTTTGATTTGTATAAAGTTCAGCAGCAGCAGCGGTATCATCCTCGCCACCTGCATCATCAGGAATAAAGGCAACAAATTCCTCGTATGTTCCACCTTTACCGTTAGAGAAAACATTGAAAATGTTTGTTCCGCCACCGACTTTGACTGATTTTGTAGTTATGAATTTTCCAGCAAAATCGCCACCAGTACCAGTATCGTCAGTACCATCATCATCAGTACCAGCAGTATCAATTTTTTTATTGCCAAGTTTTTTCTTAGCATCCTCGGCTTTTTTCTTAGCCTCAGCAGCCTTCTTTTTTGCTTCCTCAGACTTAGCCTTGGCAATAGCAATTTTTTCATCTGCTGCTTTTTTAGATGCTGCTGCCTTATCAAGAGCAGCCTGAACCTTAGGGTCAATAGGAGAATACTTTGAAGGACCAGTAAACTCTACTGTTGCACCTGCACCTTTAGTTCCTGTTGTGCCAGTAGTTCTACTTGATGGGGGAGTTTTGGTAGGTGTAGGAGTTTTGGTAGGTGTTGGTTTTGGTGTTGACTTAGGTAAATTACTTGGACCCGGTGACTGCGGAACTTGTGATTTTGGCGCAGGTGTTGGTTTAGGCGCAGGACTTGGCTTAGGCTGTGGCTTAGGTGCAGGAGTTGGCTTTGGTGTTGGTTTAGGAGTTGCCATCTATTAACCTACAATTCCGAAGTCACGAAGCAGGCTAAGTGCCTGATTGGTATAAGTTTCTTTAGCGTTCTTTGTGTACTGCCATAGTGGGTCGTTCTTAATAGACTTAGTAAACTCTGCAAATGTAGATTTAGCAGGCTTACCATCTACGCCAGTTTTCATGGCATACTTCATAAGGTCGTTCCATTTGATAGAACTTTCATCCATTTCAAGAAGTGAAGCCATTTGAGTACGGTAGTTACGAGTCATGTCGTAAAGAGTTCTACCTTGGTTTAAACCCTCAGAAAAAGGAGAGTAAAGGTCAGAAGCCTGTCGCTTCATTTCCTCATACCAAAATGACTCATCACGCCCATCCATTGTGTCTAGCAATGACTGGTTAATTGACTTCTTGTAGTTGTCGTCAAGATTAACGCCATACTTCCAAGCCACATCATTGATACGGCGAATTGAACTTCCAATACTTCCGCCACCTGAAAAGATAATGTCTGACTTAGTAGCCAAGTAATTATCTAGTTGAGCATCAGTCCAATCGTTCTTAATAGTTTCTAGGATAATGCCGTTTACACGCTTGTTGTATTCCTCAGGGGTCATCATCTTGCCAGTAGTTGGGTCAATTTGGTTTAAACGGATACCCAAGGCTTCAAGGCGTTGTCTTACTGCATCTGTTTTATTGTTAACCTTTTGACCAAAAGTTGCAGCGTTGCGTGGGTCATTAGACTCTAGGAAAAAGTTACGGAAAGTTGGGTATTCAGTCTGCCACCAAGTTGTACCTTTAAGGGCTTCCATAAAGGTTGCTTCATCCCAATTCTGCTTCTTAGCAGTATCAAGAAGTTTCTCAATTTGGTCACGCATCTTGGCATCATCAAGTGTTTTGAAAGTTTGTCGCATGTAAGAAACCCATACAGTCTTATCAATAACAACTTTATTCTTATCACCTGTGCCACCAGTACCGCCTGTGCCACCAGTAGCACCAGTTGAACCTGTTGCGCCAGTAGAACCAATGCCAGCAGTACCAGCGCTACCTACTTTGCCAGTACCTGATTTTTGGTCAGGATTTGCTACCGTAGGAAGGTTATCTATTAGGTCAGGAATACCATCTCCATCACTATCTTTACCTTGTCCTGCTGTACCGGTAATAGGCGTAGGAGTACCACCTAATGCCTTAATCTTGGCATCAATGTCTTTAATCTTTTGGTCAGTTTCTTTAGCACCAAGAGTAATTGCTCTCTTGCGCTCGCCCTGTAAACGGGTAACTTCCGCTTGATTTTTCTTTTTTAATGCAGCAGCAGTTTCTGCTTTGCTTTGTGCATTAAGTTCATCAAATGCTTTCTTTGCTGCTAAGTATTCTTTTTCTGCTTTTGTGTATGCAGGAGTGTTTAACTTAGCGTTTGCAAACGCCCTTCTTTTTTGTTCAAGAAAAGCACCTGTTCTAGCAAGTTTTTCTCCAAGGGACATTTCCTCAGGTTGAACATTACCTCTACCACCACCGCGTGAACCGACTGGCATTATGCTTTTACCTCACGCATCTCTCCTGCTAATTCATTGAAAATAGCATCAAGGTATTTATTTTCCTGACGGGCATCATACTCATCTGATGATTTAATAAAGTCAACAACAGCCTGTTGGCGACCACCAGCACCAGTTGAACTAGATTGAGTCATAGCCTTTTGAAAAGCCTTCTCATACTCAGCACCAGTAGCATCACGACCAAGTAGTGATTGGTATGTGCTTTGAACTAAAGCCTTAGCATCCTGAGATGTGTAAGTAACTCCACCGCTGCCTTGCTTGGTATCCATTGCAAGTAGTTCATCAGGTGTAAATTTGCCACCTTTTTGAAAATACTCAATAGACTTACGCCCGTAGGCTACCCACTCATCAACACCGTTAATAACATTAACTTTTTTGCCAGCAGCATTAAACTTATCTACCCACTTTTGGCGCTCTGCTTCGGACATAGCAAACCATCTCTTGGTCCACTCATCTAAACCAACAGTCTTGTCCTTACCATCTGCACCTTTACCTTGATAAACACCACCTGATGCTAAGGCTTGGTTGAAAATGTCCATAGAACTGGTTGAACCAGTCTTATTAGATGCAGTAGTTTCTACTGCTTTCTTATCTTTTTCATCTGCCATTTAAATCACCACCGGGTCGTTTGGAAAGTATCGGTTATAGAAGTCGCTAAATTCAGGTGACTCAGCACCAAGTTGGGTAACAAACTTATCCCAAAGTTCTGCTAAATCATCATTAGAGTTTGCATCCAATGAGCGTGAACCGCCCATTTGGTCGCGTTGTAGTAATGCCTGACCAATCTTTTTACGAGCATCCAAGTACAAAGCAACAGCCTTTACAACTGCACGGTCACCATTTTGTGCCATCCATGCTTTATTTTGGAACGCTTGTTCAAGAACATCAGCACGCTTCATGTACTTGCCACGGTCAGGCGACATGTATGCTGCGTACCAATCAGGGTTATTCTGTGCCATGTAATCAAGCCATTGGCGTTTAGCATTATTGTATTGCTCTAGCAATGGGTCACGATTACTGCCGATACCGTTTTGAATTTTAAATGCATCAATAACATCTTGTATCTTACGGTATTCAGTCCAGCCACGCTTTAAGTTAGCATCCTTAATAAGTTCTGCTGGGTTACGGTTTTGACGATAGGTGTTAGCCGAACCGGGGTATGAACCTGTGCGATACTGCCATTGATAGGCAGCCTGCGAGAAGTCATACTTACCGTCAAAATCATTAGCAAGCCATCCCATAAGTTCAGGCTCACCCTTTGCCTCTGCTGTTGCCATTAGACCGCTGAACTTACGAAGGTTACGAACGGTATCTAGGTTGGCTTCAAGGCTGCCGGGGTTCTTAGATAGAGATACTGTGGCTTCAAAGAAGTCAGGATACATCTCAAAGAACTTGGCTTCTGCTTCGCCGGGTTCTGTGTATTGATTTTGAAACTGGCGGAAAACTTGCTGGTAGAAATCTACCTCAGGAGAGATAGCAAACGGTGCAGAAATTGCAGTCAAAGAACGAAGCATGTAGAACTTGTTAACTTTGCTGGTAATTTCATCTACTGTTGGCACATCTTGGCGCTTGCCTGTGTTGTAGTTGTATGTTTCATAACGCAACATTTGATTGAAGGTACGAACATACATCTCATCCTTAGACCACATGGTTTTCAGACGGCGTACTGTGCTAGGTAGAAAAATCTCAGATGCGCTATTAGGCATACCTGCTGGGAATAGCGGTGCAAAGGCTTCCTCAAACTCAGGGCGTTGGCGCAAGATTAAGTAGGCTGGGAATACGGCGTAAGGACCAAATCCCGGATTACCTGCTTGACCTTGGGTAATAACATCAAGGCTTGATAATGGGATGTTAACTCGTTTAAACGCGTTCTCAGCCACATCTTGCCACTCACCCGGCAATGCTTTGATAAATGCATCAGGTACTTGAACCACAAGGTTAGCCATACCGCCTTCACCAAGTTGCTTGGTGTCGGTAATACGGTTGCCTTCTTGGTCAACTATCAACTGTCCATTAACAATTTGTGCAATAGTTCTAGCAGCAGTTGTAACTACCTGTGGGTTCTCGGCAACAATGCCACCCCAACGCATTAAGGTATTTTCATAGGCTGCATAGAACGGGAATAACAAGCGCATTACTTGGCTTGATGATGCACCAGTTCTACGAACAATAGTAAACAAAGTACGCTCTACTTCACGGCGGGCTTCCTCACGGGCAGCACGCTCGGCACGGGCGATTTCATCACCTGTTAGTCGGTCAGTACCTCTAGCCTGTGCAATTCCATCAATGTTTCGTCTAACATTTTCTCTGTAAACAACATTTACTAATGGGTGACGAGCAAAGGTATCCTCAGGAAGTGAACCTAAGAAACGCATAACACGGCGATTAACCATGTCCACAATACGCTCTTGGTCACGGTATTCTTTACTTGTAGTTACAAGCAGACCGTTAATCTCAGGTAAGTTCTCAGGGTTAGCGCCAAAGCGGTTAAGTAAAAATACTTCTACATCTCCGCCTGTAAGTGGCTTGCCATCCTCTTTAGCAGCACGAAGCATAAGTGCTGTGTCCTCATCAGGAACATACAACTTAACAGCATTGCGTGTATCGCTAATACGAGTTAATAGGTAATCGTTTTCCTCGCCAGCCTTTAACTTACCAAACCCAAGTCCCTTGCCGGGAATTGTGTATGTGTTATTAGCATAGATACGACCACTACGAGTTCTAGTTAAAAATCCTAAAATCTCATCATTAGTTGCACCGTCAAGAATACGACTTACGATTGGGTCCATAACCCCAGTTTCAGGGTCGCGGAAGTGTAGGTTTAATACACCAGCCCATGCTTCAAAGTAGCGTGGGTCGCCGGGCTTAACTGGTCGCATTGCTCTTGAACCGGGACCTGCAAGGAACGCCATTTGCTGGCTTCCAATAATGCTGCCCCATGTTTGTTCAGATGATGTACGAGCAAGCATCCAAGATGCATTGTTAAATACTTCATCAACTTCGTATGACTGACCATTGGCTTCATGTGTGAAAGTTCCATAGCCAACCTTAGACTTAACAGCCATTTGTTCTGATTGACTAATGCGAGCGCCTAGGCGAGCCATCATGTCGTCAAGTTGAGCATTAACCTCTGCGTATGAACGACCAAGGTTAGCAGCAGCATCCTCAACGCCATTGTTAATCATGGCAATTAGGTTCTCATCATCATAGTAAGGAGAAACTGCTGGGCGAGTACGGCGTGACTTTTCCTTACGGCGTACTTGTGTACGAGCAACACGGCGTTCTTTAGTTGTCTGCAATGGCTGAGCAATGTCTAATGCAGCATCTGCTTCTGCTTGTGCTGCTTCAATCTGAGCGCGACTTAACTTAGTAACTTCACGACCACGACCTGCTTCACCTACTGCCTCAGGTAGAACAATGTGTGATAGTCCACCTGCACGGCGGTCATCACCTACAACTGCACGACCAAAATTGTTTTGACGAAGGTAATTATACAAAGGAGAGTTTTGGTCTTGCCAACCCTTACTCTTTACCCAAGCACGCCAAACCTTTACATCTCCACCAAATACTTCTTTGCGTACATCCAATGGGATGTCTGACCATTTAGTGAGATAAAGAGCATCACCGTAAACACGCATTGGTGTAACGCTTCCACCATCACGGCGGACACGGAATACTGCACGCTCTAATTCTTTAGGATTAAAGTCGCGTATTCTATCCTCATCAACCTTAACAAAACCTTTGCTTGTGCCTTTGCGAACTTCAACAATGTTTCCAGCGCGAGTAGCATCAATCATGTCTGCTTTCATAAGTTCAGCAGCATTTTCTAATTTAGCAGGAAATGGTTTTCTTTGAACTTTAGGCGCAATGGCTTCAAGAACAATTTTAGTTGGACCTTGTAAAACACCGTCAGCATTTGCCTCAGGAATTGTGCGAGAAATAATTTTAAACTTACTTCCCGGTGGTAATAAAATTTCTGCTTCTCTTTGAGCATCTTGCCAACTACTTGCCCTTTTAATAGTTGGGTCATAGGCAGCAAAATCATCATAAGTTCTTTTAATGTCTAAGCCCGGATGATTTTTAGGCAATTTAATTTCAAGAAAAAATGCACGACTTTCAGGTATGTCTGAATTTTTACTTGTAGCAACAAAGGCTGGTTCTGTAACAATCCCACCAACTGGTGTTTTGTAAAAAGCAGTATTATCTGTAATACGATAAACTGTTGTTGGTTCTTTAATTATAGAGCGTTCAATAGTACGCTTTAATTCACCAACCCACTTTTGAGCAGAAGGATTTAATTTTTCTAACTCTCCTGTAACTTCATCAAAAGTCATACCACGCAAAATGTTTTGTTCAATACCAGCAACGCCAGTAACCCATGCTTTAACAGCGGGAAATTCGCTGGTTGGCATTTGTTCAAAAACTTCTTTTGTTCCCGCTTGTCCAGCAGGTGCTTGTTCAATACCTTTTCTAGTAACAACTCTTAGTGGAACTGGTCGCCCAGTATCTGAGATGTAACGCTCTAATCCAAAACTAAATTCTTGTGTTGCATAACGGTCAGCAATTTGTGCATTAGTAGATGCAGATAGCGGTCTTGTTGGGTCAAACTCAAATGCATCTGCTGTTGAACCATGATACAAAGTAACGGCTTCTGCTTCTGCCAAGGCAGAACGAAGTCTTTTAAGTTCTCTAGGTAGAACAATGGCTGCTGCTTCCTCAACACCAACTAGATTGCCTTTAGCCTTTTCAGCAGCAATGTAGTTAGCAATTAGGCGCTCGCCACCACGCTCAATGTCTGCCATGCGGGTACGGATTTCTCCTGCAAGACCTTTACGAGAAAGGTCAAGACCACGAAGCATGTCTTGAAGTTTTGCAACTTCATCACGCAAAACATTGATGTCGTCTTTACGACCAGCCAAGACTTCAACATTATCAATAAGACGGGTAAAGCCAGCCTTACGGTTTTGTAAAAATCTTTGTACAGCCGAAGGACCACCAACTGCTACCGCTGCTGGCAAAGCAAAAGCCTTAGCCATCATAGATAGTTGTGCTTCTGTAAGGTTACGAACCGTGTAACCTAGGCGCATAAGAACAGATGTCTTGAAAATGTCGTTAACATTATCAAGGGTGTTCATAAACTTTTGTCCACGAACAGCAATCTCTGTTGGGTCAATACCTGAAAGAATACCCGGAAGCACACGCTCGTAAGAGTCAATGCCATCCTTTAGTCGGCGTAAATCCATTGCAATAACAATGTTTGCAGACTCACGCTCTAACTGTGGGAACTTAGCAATTACTGGACCGTTCTCTGTAAAGATAGACAAGAAGCCACGGTCTTTGTGTTCTTTAAGTGTCTTAGCACGGCGGTAATCAAAAATTGCGTATAGTTTTTCAATCTGTTGCTGAGTCATGTTTGGGGCAATAATTCCCAAAGCATCTTTTTCAGCCAACTTAATAATGTTTAAACGCTCGCCTTCGGTGGCTGCTGCAAGATACTGGTCAGCGTATGTGCCAGCCTTTGCTGCAAATGTTCCACCTGAAAGTTCAACAGCCTCACGCAAAAATGCGTTCATTTCTACATAGGAGTCACCATCATTTACTCTGAACACACCACTTGGGCGGAACTTAGTAAAAAATTCTGACTTACCCTTCATGTAATTAACAACCATTACGGCTGGGTGAAGGCTTGTTTTTTGTATCATTGTAATTTCAGGGTCAGCAAAAGTCTTTGCTAACTTTTCTGCACGATTGCGTGCATAACCTGAAAGTGGTCCACGGGCAAAAGTTCCACCACGGAACTCATTGCCACCAGTAGAAACTTTTTCTAATGCAATACGGAAGCGGTCATCCTCTTTAACAAGATTATCTAAATAAGTTGTAATTGCCCTGTTGTATTCAGGGTTAACAATTAAATCACCATCAAGTTGTCCGTTAAGTGCTTCACGGAAAGGCTTTGGTGTATCTGTTAAGTTATCAAGAACAAGTGCTGCTTCGTCATCAACTTTTGCGATTGCTGCCATTGCTTGCTTGTCTGTACCAATTACAGCACGGAAAGTATCAACAACTTCTTGCTCAGTAGTTGCACGACCAAATAAATAAGCCATAGCGTCAGGATGTGTAACACGCTTTTTAGCCCAGTATTCATACTGAGTCTTTGCATCAGAGCGTGCAAGGAATTGAACATCCTCAACAGCACGACCTTCACCTTTAAGAGCGCGACCTAATAGGTCATCAACTCCTTCGGTAGTCATTGCTAACTTACCAAAAACTTTGCGGGTTGCAGAACCCGGAATTGCTGCAATGCCAGTACGACCAGCACCCATCAACCCTGCTGCCATTGGCGCACGGGATGCAATAGATAAACCTTTACCAGCAAACCCTGCAAAGAACAATGGGTCAATGGTCATAGATGAAGTAAAATCAACAGAACCGCTAGCAAACTTACCAATAAACTGGTCGTTAAATGCTGCTTCTCTGTCCTCAGGATTGAATAAATCAAATCCTGCTGATAAAAACTTTAAGTTACGGTCAGTAAAATCGTGAAACCAACCTGAATTTTCTGCTGCGTTCTTGCCCGGACCAAACAAAGATAGGGCAACTTGACCCATAGAAATTTCGTCTTTGTTTTCGGCTACACGCTGTTGATACTGTTCGTATGTTTCACCAACATTTTTGTATCGGTTATACATAAAGGGCAGTTCAAGTCCCTTTTCAACAATGTTTTCACGGGCTTTTCCACCGAGTTCATAAGATGCTTCGCCAACAGCAAACAGTCCCTTGACTGCACCACGAACTGGCGTGGTTCCAACTTTGACTACACCTTTGGCAACATTAACGGCATCTACATACCAAGGGTCATCATTAGAACCTGATGTAGCAATGTCGTGGATTAGTCCCGGTATGCCTGTAAAATTAACAACACCTTTGGCTATGTCGCCAATACGGTTAAACCAAGACATTAAACTTGACTCCGTAAATAACGGTAGAAGTTACGCATAGCATTTGATGCATTTGGTGACTCAGCAATGCGTGCATAGATTGGCAATACAGCCATAAGTCTTGCAACATCCTCAGAGTTTTGAGCAGCCACCATTGCTGGGGAAGTTAACACTTCCGGTCCCGGACCTGCACCCATTGGAAGTCCAGCAGTAATTGGTTCCTCAGGGTATTGAGTTGGTTGGTCTAACGGAACAACTGGCTTTGCATAACCTGCTAAAGCCGAGCCTTGATTTAAAGGTAAAGATGCAGGGCTGGATTGTCCACCACTCATGGGCGCTTGGGTTTGTAGGTCATAAAAGTCCTGCCCGTCACCATAAGCCATGCCTGCTGTGTATCGTGCAGGTTGTCCATCCGTTCTTTGAGAGAGCGCACCGGGTCCTGAAACTGGTGCAGGGTTGGTCGGTTTCCTGTATCCACCGCGCTGGTCTGCCATTTTATCCTGCTTTCATTTCGCTTTAAGAGCGTATCTAAAGTGCATCTTTTAAAATTATGAGTAGTTTTGTTTAAACAGCGTACTCAGGCTGCATCAATGAAGTTCTTACTTGTTCTTGGAACCGCGGGTTCCTTTTGGTTGCTTGCTAAGAAAAAGCGTTCCGCCTTTAGGATTGCCCTTTTTTGGAGTGCCATCTACGCGTGGCTTTTGTACATTAGCCTTACCTGCTGAACCTTGGTTCGCTGGCTTCTTGCTGTATCCCTTCATTTATTCACCCCCTTTACGCTGGTACTCGCCGAATTAGGCTAGCCTGTAAATTAGGCTCTCCTTGTTGAGTTAGACTTGCTAAAAGTGACTGAACATCAGGGCGACCACCCGGTGCGATTTGACCCGCAGCCGTGCCTACCATCCGACCAGTTGGACTTAATCCAGCAGGGAGTTGCCCAGCACCTGCGGGACCCTCAACTGGCATGCCATCAGGACTTACTGTTTCAGGAGTCATGCCCGCAGGTGTGGGAACCTCAGGTTGTTTAAACGCATCAGCCACAGCAACTTCAATAGAAGTTCCCTTTTGACGAGCGTTAATCACCGCTGATAAAGCAACTAAAATTTCACTAGGGTCTTGACCTTGGGATGCAAGTGCTGGGATTGCTTGTGCATAAGAAGCAATCGCTTGCTTCATTGCATCACGCAATTCCTCAGTATCAACCTTTGCTTCCTCTTGGGTAGCATTAAATGAAAATGGCATTTGTCTGCGTAGGAAGTCGCGTGAAATCAATTTATCACCGCGAGCCTGCAAACCAAATACCAATGCTCGGTTAGGGTCAAGTCCTGCCATCAATCCGTATTGAACATCTACGGTGTGGTCACCATCAATGTCGCGGAGTGGCTTGTACTTAATTGCATAAGGGGTTCCGTGATAGTTGCCCTTTAATTCTTTTTCAACATTACCAAATACTGCTTCATCAACTTTAAAGCAAATGCCAATAAGTTCAACAAAGGCACGGGCAAACATAGAGTGTGCAGTTTTAATCTGTGTATCAAAGCCCGACATAAGAGCCTGAACTCCACGACCTGTAACGATTGAAGCATCAAGGTTACCTGTACGGCTCTCAGGATAACGAGAACCTAAACGCAGTTCTTGTTCAAGAACTCCTTGTTGAGCAAAAGCGCCTGATGGTATTTCAAGTGGCACTCTACGAATTTCGTTAGGCTTTGATGAGCGCATAATTGCATCAGGTCCAAGAGCCAACTCCTGTACATCAGTAGGCATAGCAATAGGTGCTTGTACCGCCTTGGTTGCTGCCTCTAGGGAAAGCAAGGCGTAGCG